GTTTACTAAACATTACCCAGAAAAATATTTACCACGATCTGCTTGTACATTTTGTCCATACAAAAACAATAATGAATGGCGACACCTAAGAGACAACGATCCTAAAGGTTGGGAAGATGCGGTGGCCGTGGATAAAAAGATAAGAACTACTGGCACAGATAAAGGACGTGAGCAATTTGTACACAGATCCTTAAAGCCATTAGATCAAGCTGACTTACAAACAATGGAAGAGAAAGGGCAACTATCATTCTTAGATGAGTGTGATGGTATGTGTGGTATGTAATGAAAGATAAAAACACAATAAGTTTCCTTGAACGTATGGAGATGAATACGTTAGAAAAAGAATGGACAGTGCCTCAATCCTTTCCAGATCTTACTAATTCTAAATACATAGCTATCGACTTAGAAACATGTGATCCAAACTTACTTGAACTCGGTCCAGGGTGGACACGTAATGATGGGTTTATTGTGGGAGTAGCTATCGCAGCGGGGGATTTCGTGGGATATTATCCCTTTCGGCACCAAGGTGGTGGGAATATACCAGAGCAAAAAGTATTTTCATGGCTTAGAAAACAGATGGATACACCACACATACCTAAAATTATGCACAATGCAATGTACGATGCGGGATGGCTTAAGTGGGCAAATGTGGATGTAAAGGGCAAGATTATTGATACAATGATTGCTGCTCCACTTATTAATGAGAACAGATTTAGTTTTGCACTTAATGCTTTGGGTCGTGATTATCTTGGCGAGCGGAAGGATGAAAAGGTGCTGAAGTCAGCAGCTAAGGACTTTGGATTAGATCCTAAAAAAGAATTATGGAAACTGCCATCACAGTTTGTAGGGACCTACGCAGAACAAGATGCAGCTTTGACTCTTAGATTATGGAATCACTTTGAGCCATTAATAAATAAAGAAGAGCTATCAAGTATATTTGAGTTAGAAACAAGTCTCATACCTTGTGTATTCGAGATGAGAAGTAAAGGTGTACGTGTAGATTTAGATAAGGCAGAACAAACTAAAACTAAATTACTTACGATGAAAAAACAAATACTCAAAGAAATAAAAGATGATACCAACATAGATGTAGAACCATGGGTAGCAACAAGTGTAGCTAAGGTATTTGACTATCATAATATTCATTACGATGAGACGGGTGTAAGTAAACAAGCATCCTTTACAAAAGCTTGGTTACAAAACTGTCCACATCCTATAGCAGCTAAGGTATTAAGACTTCGTGAATTAGATAAGGCGCACAATACCTTTATCGATAGTATATTAAAACATAGCTACAAAGGTCGAATACATTGTGAGTTGCATCAACTACGTAACGATGATGGTGGTACAGTGACGGGTAGATTTAGTTCATCTAATCCAAATCTTCAGCAAATACCATCAAGAGATCCAGAGATCAAGCAAATGATTCGAGGTCTATTTATCCCAGAGGAAGGCGAGAAGTGGGGTAGCTTTGACTATAGTAGCCAAGAGCCAAGGTTATTGGTTCACTATTGTGGGGTCGTGAACAAAGGTAATCCTATTGTGGATAACATCATAGAGCAGTATCAACAAGATGATGTTGACTTTCATCAGATGGTTGCAGACATGGCAAACATATCTAGAAAAGAGGCTAAGACAGTTAATCTTGGTATTATGTATGGTATGGGCAAACAGAAACTTGCCAACACTTTAGATATTAAATTAGAAGAGGCAAACGAACTATTAGATACTTACCATCGTAGGGTTCCGTTTGTTAAACAACTTGCAGATCAAGTAATGTCACGTGCACAAAAAATGGGTAGGGTACGAACTGTATTAGGTAGGTCATGTAGGTTTGATATGTGGGAGCCAAAGACATTTGGTTATAATCAACCCTTAAAGTTTGAAGAAGCTGAAAAGAAATATGGCCCAGGTATTAGACGAGCTTTTACGTATAAGGCATTGAATAGATTGATACAAGGCAGTGCAGCAGATCAAACAAAGAAAGCTATGGTTGATTGTTACAACGAAGGTTTGGTGCCTTTGCTTACAGTGCATGATGAACTTTGCTTTAGTATAAGTTCACAAGAACAAGCAGATAAGATTACTGAGATCATGGAACAAGGTCTTGAATTAAATGTCCCAAGTAAAGTTGACCAGGAGTTAGGTAATGATTGGGGCGAGGTTGGTTAAGTGGATATGTTCTCCATACGATCAATTAACCTTTCTGCACGTTTAGTTACTTGATCGTACCACTTGGAGGAACGCATCTCAGATGCAGCAGCTTTCCAATCACCTTTATTAACATTCTCACGCATACGAACAAATTTAGATAAACGAGGACGGCCAAGATTAAACATCATATTAGCGATAATTAGTTGCGCTTCTTCTGGTAAAGTATAAAAATCATCATAAAGCACTGTGCACTCATCAAGTGTTACTTGTATATCTTTATCAAACAATTCATTCACTCGTTCTTCTGATACTGGTGTGCCAACTGGCTTACCATATTCTTCATCCCACTCATTAATGAGGTGACCTATACCTGTCGTAGGTAAATTTAAATGATCGAGGTACACGGAGTAAACACATCCCTCATCTCTTTTGAGTTCTTCTCTAAGTTGTTCTATGTTCATTGACTTCCTACTGTTGCTCTAGTTACTGCGTTAGGGACTAATATCGGATTGATATTAGTCGCTGATCCTGCTGATGCAGGAGGCGTAACATTTGGAATATTGATATTTTTAATATTTGTTATTGCTTTATTAACTTGTGGCTCTAATCTTTTCTGTTGTAAATTCAACATTGGTCTTGCTTCTTCTTCTGCTTGCGTAGTGCTAAGTTGTATTCCACGACCCGCAGCAGCAGATGATAAAGCTAACATTGTTTGAAAACCTTGAGCTATAGGATCATTAGCTTTAAATTTACCAGATAAAAATTCTTTAACAGAATTAGGTTTTCTACTTGCCATCATCATTTTTAAAACTGTTGGGTTACGTAGTGCTTTAGACATTATTGCATAACCAGCAGCAGTTGATGCAGTGGCTAATGGGTTCATAATAAAAGCAATAGATGACAAAGCCAAAGCAATTTGTGGTGCAGCAAGTCCACCTTTACCAGTTATACTTGCGTTAGAAACTTTTACCATTTGTTCAGCTAAGGCGTTTAGTCCGTCACTGGCACCTCTACCAAACATTTCATCTAATGTTTCTGGTCCATAAGTTCTAAGAACATTTTGAAATTTAGTGCCAAGTCTACCTGATTTAAATGCATCAACAAAATCATCTGTCATTTTTACTGCACCTTGATCATCTACAGTAGCACCTATTTGTTTAAGTATCCTACCCATAGCAGAGTCTTGAACTGCTTCAAAAGTGCTCATAGGTCTTCCGCCTATATTTGAAGTTCTACCTTTAAGAATTCTTTTAGCTTTTTTTATACTAGCCACATCACTAAAAACATTAGCAGCTAACACGTCTGGATTATTAGTGCTTTGTAATATTTGTGTAAATTGATCTTTTTGTCTTTTTGCAAGACCTTGTTGTATAGTTTTCAATCGTAATAAAGATTGACCTAATGGTAATTGTCTTAAATTAGCTATAACTTGTGGAGCTAAATTCGACTTACCTACTTCTAATACTTTAAGAGTATCCTCTAACTGCTTGAATTCATTTCTAAAAAGTCTATCAACAGTGGTGCCTTTTTGTCTTACATTAGCAGCTAGTTTAACAGAATCAACAACACGTAGTCCAGTGGTTGGATCTACAGTCAAAGACTCATTCACCATTTTTTCAAGATACTTTTTAGCAAGTGTTTGTCTTACTTGATCTGCTATTTCCGCTCCAGATCCTCGGATAGTAGCGACTTCTGCTGCTTCTCTTTCTAAAATACCCGCTCTTCTTAAAACATCTTTTCTAACACTATTACTTTGTGGTAAATCAGCTACGTCATTTAAAGCTTGTTTAGTAGAACGACCACCTAATTGTCTTTTAGCTAAAAAGTTTGCACCTTCATCTAAATCTGTAATTCCAGTAATTCTGCCTAAAGCTTTACCAGTTGGAGCACCACGTATAGCTCTCATCAATTGACCAAAAGCTTCTGGGTTATCTTTTAATACAATCTCGTCAAAAATAAAATTAGTATTAAGTTGTCCTTTATTTGCTTGTTCCATTATCTCTGCGACAACAACATTATCAAATCTTTTAGTAGCACTTTTGTAAAATTTATTTGTTCTTGATAAAAGTCCTAAACCTTCTGCCGCTTGTCCCGCAGTAATATCTAATTTAGGTGCAGAGGATATAAAGGCCATACTTGCGGGATCTGTAGCTAAGGGTATTCCTTTACTCATATTAGACAATGTTAACATAGAGTCATCAATTGCATCATCTATAGATTTTTTTAAAGTTTGCAATGCTCCAACATTTATATCATTTAACAAAGCAGGATTTTTTGTTGCTTCTAATAATCCCGTTCTAATTTTAGTAACATCTCTAATGGTCGCAAATTCTGATCCCTTACCTAAATCCCTAACCATTCGTGCAAACTTTGTTGTACCAATGTCTGCAATAGTATTTTTTTCCAAAGTACTTAAAGCTTGTTTAATTCCACCAACGGGAACAAATTTTTGTCCGCCAAGTGTGTCATGTATTTTTGTATATAACTTATCTATATCTTCATCAAACTGACGTTTTCTCATCCGTATCATGTCACCAAGATCTTTTGGAATTACCTTTTCAGTTCTAAGATTACCTATGATTTTTTCAATTTCTTTAGTTGTTTCATTATTAAATTTTGTTTGCATGTTTGCTAATGTTTTATTGCCAGACGTGTAAAAATCAGAAATATCTTTACGTACAACCTCTCCAAGATTTTTTATAGCAGTATTGTCTGTGATTCCAAATCCTTGCATTTCTTTCAATATTAAATTTAAATTTTGTTGTGCAGCAGCTTCGTTAGGAAATATACCTTCATAAACGGCTTGTAATCTATTTAATATTGGTCTGAAACCTTCACTAGTTGCTCCCGCAACAGTTGGTCTAAAGTTTTTTTCTAAGTATTCTCTAGCATTTTTACGCAAAACTTCGTTAGCTTCACCACCAGGACCCTTAATTATACGACCAAATAACTTGGATAAACCACGACCTACACCTTCACCCGCAAATCCAAATGCTCCTTCTAAAGCTGAATCTCTTGCAACATCTGCAAAACTTTGTTTTTGAAGACCTTCAGCATATTCAATACCTTCATCAAGTAGTTTACCACCTGCAGTTGCCGCACCCACAATTAACATCCCTGGTACAAATCCTACGCCAGAAGCTGCAATGGTAGCTCCTATTCCAGAAACTATAGGTAATGCAGTCGCACCCGCAAACTCTTTAACATCATTAAAGGTAAAACCTTCTTCATCTATAGCAAGTTCTTTACCTTCACCAAGACCAAGTTTGTTACGTCCATCTTTTGTAAGAATAAATCGTCCGAGGGCATCTGTTCTAAAGCCAGTGTCACCTACTACAGTTTGTAAGTAACCCGCTTTTTCTTGATCGGTGTCCATTCTACCAAACTGAAATCTAGAAAATCCACCAACAGAGTCAAGGCCAGTATCATAATCAACATCAACCTCTTTATATTCTGATATAAAATCTTCTTCTGAAATTTGTTCTTTAGTTTTTGGATCAATACCCGCTGCTATTAATTTTTTTCTGTAATCTTGTATTTCTTCTAATGAGGCAGATCCAAAATCTATTTCTGCTACTTTATCGTCAAAACCAGATTCTTGCTGAAAAAAAGACATTACCTCATCTAGTTGATCATCTGTAGGATTGTCTGTGTCAAGTTCAACTTGTTCAATTTTTTTTGTAAATGGATTTTCTATTTGAAAGACTGGCATTTAATTATCCTTGACTGTGACAAGTTTAATTACACCATCTTCTCCACGTGAATATTTTTGACCTTTTTTAAATGTTGGTAAATTTTTACCTAATCTTTTCTTTTCGCTTTCAACTAGAGTTCCAATTGATCTACCACTTGGAAGTACAAATTCTTGTGCCTCAACATCATATGCGTTCAATTTAGCTGCATTTTCTATTTGTGAAGTTTGAAACCTATCTATAATCTTTCTTCCTTTATCTAACAATAATTCTTTAGGCATAGTAGTTAAAGCAAAAACTCCACCTTGCATTACTTCTTTTGTAACAAAAGCATCAGCTAAAAAGGAGACATCTCTATCGGATATAGAATTAGCAGATTGATCTTTGCCTAAAGTTAATGGAATTAATTTTTGAAATACTTTTTTCATATCAGCAACGGCAATATCTCTATCAGTATAACTTTTTGGTGCATCTGGACCTAAAACGGATGATGCTCTTGACCATAAACTTTGAAAAGCAGGTTTAAACCCTGTAACTTTACCACCCGCAACATCCAACATAAAGCCTTGTGTTAACTTAATACCATTACTTGCTTCAAGCATCCCAGTGGTTGCCTTACTATATTTTTCAATATACTTGTCT